GTGTCGGGCCGGTTGTTGATGACCTCTCGGACTTCGGGGTAGCCGAGGTCGAGGTTGGAGCAGAACCAGCCGCCCGACCAGCTTTCGAGTGGCATGGTGAGGCTGCCCAGGGTCAGCCAGGCCTGGCGGACGCAGGTCATACGGCCTGCTTTCTGGCGATCCAGGCCACCCGGGTCATGAAGGCATCCACGTCCATCTGGGTCGAGAAATGGGCGTTATCGATGCGGACCACCGGGCCGCGACCGGCGGCTGCTTGCGGTGCGGGAGTGATGACCTCACCGGCGTGGGCGAACACCAGGCCCGAGCTCGTCATGAGCCCGCCTTGGGACAGCATCGGGATGTGCGGCATACCGACGGTGACGCTGGGCAGGTGGACGCTGATCGGACCGGCGCCGACCTTCCAGCCGCCGATGGTGAAGTGGAGGCTGTCCCAGATGCCGATGACCCCGTTGATGGCAGCGCGGAACAGTCCCGCGATGGGCGACCACATACCCGCCAGGGAGCGAGCGACCCCGCCGGGGATCCCGCCCAGCCAGCGCATCATGGCGGCCCACACTCCGACCACCTGGCTGTAGATGTCGCTGGCCTGGTCTTTGATGAAATGCCACATGCCGGTCAGGCCCCGGAAGACGGCGCCGGGGATACCGCCGACCCAGCCGATCATGGCATTCCACACCCCGACCACCTGGCCGTAGACGGTGGAGGCCTCGCTGGCGATGAAGTTCCACGCGCCCGAGGCAGCGGCCGTGATCCGGCCCGGGATCCCGGTGAAGAAGGCCACCAGGTTGTTCCAGATGGCGATGATGTAGTCGACCACGGCCTTGGCGTCGGCCTTGATCTTCGACCAGTTCTTGTAGATCAGCGCGGCGGCCAGCGCGATCGGGCCGAGCAGGATCCCGACCAGCAGCGGCCAGTTGGCCTTGATCCAGTTCCAGACCACGTCGATCGCCGCCTTGATGCCAGCCCAGATGGTCTTCCAGTTCTTGTAGATCAGGTATGCGGCCACGCCGAGCAGGGCCAGGGCGCCGACGATCAGCAGGATCGGGGCCAGGGCGAGGCCCTCGCTCACCGCGGCGGCGTCCTCGGATGCGCTCATGGCATCGGTGGCGGCGGCGGCGGTCTTCTCCCCGGCTGAGAACAGGCTCATCGTTGACTGGGCGACCTTGATGATGGCGCCCAGCCCGGCGATGGCGCCTCCCGCCTTCTGGATCGCCGGGCCGTACTTCTCCCCGAACAGCGAGACCTGGTCCTCGATCTTGGTCTTCATGGCGTCGAGGCGGCCGTTGAAGGTGTCGCTGGCCGCGGTGGCCTGCCCTTTGATCTTGTCGGCCAGTTGGCCGATCGCCGACCCCGACCCGCTGGCAGCTCTGGTCATGGCCTGCTGGGCCGCGGTCAGCTTCTGGTGCGCGACGACGGCTTTGGAAGTGGCGTCGCTCACGGCGAGCTGGGCGTTCTGGAGCTGGATCTGTTGGCCGAGGGTCAGCTTGTGGTGCTGCTGGTCGATCAGCTCGATATCCCGCAGCGTCCGCTTCTTGGTGGCGAGATTCGAGTCGGCCGCGGAGGCCGTATTCGTGGCCGCGGTGAGCTGCTTTTGCAGGCTCGCCGTTGACGTGGCCGTGATGCCGAACTGCTTGAGGAGCTTGGTATTGCCGTTGTAGACCTTGCCCAGCGCGTTGGCGGCGCTCACCAGGTCCATGTGCTTGGCCGCGGCGAGGTCGGTGGCCTCGCTCAGTAAGCCGAGTGCCTTGGTCGGCGACCCGGTGGCCTGGGTCAGGGTCTGGAGGGCCGCCTGGGTTTGGACCGACGAGTCGCCGAACTTCTCGTTGTGCTTGATGGCCTTGTCGATCTGGTCGCCGTACTGCGCATAGCTGTGGCCGGTGTTGGTGATGGCCTGGGAGAGCTGCTGGTGGGCAGCCTGCTCTTTCGAGCCGAGCGACGAGAAGAGCCCGCCGACCGCTACCAGCGCCCCGCCCGCTCCGAGCATGACGTTCCCGACGTCTTTGCCGTGCTCGGCGATCTTCGCCAGGCTCTCGTCGGCCATGCTGAGGGCCTCGCCGAACGGGCCGAGCACCCCGGTCTGGTTCAGCGTGCCCAGCATCGACGAGAACGCGGCGTGAGCCGAGCTGGCGGCCTTCGAGAACTTCGAGCCGACCTCCACGGCCGACTTGGCCAGGTTGGAGGCATCGCCGAGGATGCGGACCATCACCGAAGGGCCAGATGCCATCGGCTACCTCCGGGTTCGGGCCATGTCGCGGCGGACCTGGCTGTTGTGGGCCTCGATGGCGGCCGCCTCGACGGTCATGTGGCGCACCATCCCGGCGAACATCTCGTCGTCCAGGGCGTCTAGCTGGTCGGGGAGGCAGTGCCAGTAAGCGCAGAAGGCAGCGTAAGCGTCGGCCCGCTGCCGTTCGTAGGGTCGCCCTCGTCGATGTCCACCTCCACGTCGTAGGCGTGCATCCACAGGCTGGTGGCGTCCCGGTCGGGGTAAAGCTCCCGCAGGCGGCGGAAGGCGATGATGCGGAAAGGCTGGTTTTGGGCCAGCTCGGGGAACGGGACGTCCATTTCGACCCGGGCCAGCAGGTCGATCAGCCGTTGTGAGGGGAGGCGGGTGGTGTAGGCCTGGCGCACCGTGAGCACGGTGGGTAGGGCCTCGTCGTCAGTCACGGGGTTCGGCTCCTTCGTTGGTCCAGGGGAAGTCGTTGATCGCCTTCTCGGTGGCGGTGGCGTAGATCCCGGCGGCCTCACCGGCCAGATCGCGGGCGAGGGGGAACATGTAGCGCCCCTGGGACAGGTAGGGCCGCGACGACGGCCACGGGGTGCGCCGGTTGCCGCCGAACTCGACCCAGCCGGCGTAGCGGCGCGCCGTCGTGCCCATCTTCAGTGAGGCCCCGGTGCGGGTCGCGCCCACCCGCACGGTGCCCGCCAGCCGTCCCGACACCTGGGGCAGCGCCGAGCGGGTGGCCGACGCGACCGGCTCTACCGCCTGGCGGGCGGCGCCCTGGAGGGCCTTGTACAGCGCTCCCCGATCGGAGGTCAGTTTGGCCAGGTCGCGGCTCAGGGCCCGCATGCCGATCACCGCCACCACAGGCGCCTTAGCCACGGGTCAGGCTTTGCCCGCCGCCCAGGCCGAGCCGGTCCAGTGCGCCGCGAGCAGGTCGGCAGTGATGACGTACTGGCCGGTGAGCCAGGCCGAGGCCGGGGCGGCGGTGAGCCCGGTCAGTGCGGCCAGGTTGGCCGGGGCCTGCGCCCCGGACGGCGAGTAGTAGCCGGGCGACCCGGCGTTGGCGGCGGTGGCCGCGACGCTGCCCAGGTCGACGGTGGGCGGGGCGGTGAGGTTCCAGTCGATGGCGACCTCGGCGGTGGCCCCCGCGTCACCGACGATCAGATCGAACGGCTGCGGGACGCAATAGCCCGAGATCCACGGGTTGGCCGCCGAGGGCGCCCGGGATGAGTAGGCCCGGGCCCGGAACTGGGCCGGGGTGCCGCTGGCCACGTACGCCTGGTAGGCGGCGTTGAGCGTCTGGTACACGGCGCCGGAGTCGAACGACTGGTAGAAGGTGACCCGCAGGTGGTACTTGGTCACGCCGGGCCAGTCGACCTCGCCGCACAGGGTCGTGACGGTCACCGGCTTGTTCTCGGCGAAGGTGGCCTCCAGGTGCTTGACCAGGCAGCGCAGGTTGACTCCGGTCAGCTCGAAATAGGCGTCGTTGAGGATGAGCGGGTTGGCGGCGGGCGGGACGGCGTCCCCGGCGAACAGCGGGGCTACCTGCCCTCCGTTGCCACCGTTGACGGCTTCGGTGTCGTGCTCTTTGGTTGCGGATGCCACTTTGTTGCTCCCTTCACATGTGGATGGTGAGGACCAGCTCGACCTGCAATATCTGGATGCCGCCCGCCCCGGTGTAGTTCCGCCAGTTGCGCTCCTCGGACGGGTAGGCGAGCTGCACTGCGCCCCGCAGCGACTGGTCGGCCAGGACCGCCTGGCGGCAGGTCTCCTTGAGGGCGTCGAGGGCGTCCTCCTGCTCGACCCCGCTGGCGACGATCAGGGGCAGGGTGGCCTCGTCGATGCCGAAGGCGATGGCGCTGTAGTTGACGTTGGGGCGGTGGATGACGACCGCCAGCGGGTTGAAGGTCATGGGCGGCCGGTCGTAGACGGTGACGCTGTCCCCGGCGGTGGCCTCGCCCAGCATGGCGGTGAGGGCAGCCACGACCGGGGCGCGGGACCAGCTCATCCGAACACGATGGCCAGGTACGGGGCGAGCAGGGTCTCGATGTCCGGGTCTTTCGGGCCGACCCGGACCACGCCCATGTCGCCCCAGCCGATGGTCCCATCCACGCTGTCACGGCGGCGGGTGAGCCGTGCGGCCTCGTACTGCGCCGCCGTGAACAGCGGGTCGGGCAGGAAGTTGGGGTTACCGGGGTCGACCCAGCCGTCCCCTCCCGAGCAGCGGGCGGTGACCCAGGAGATGGCGGCGGCGAGGTTGGTCTGGATGAGGGCGTCGTCTCCGGTGTCCTCGACCCGAAGTAGAGCCTTCACGTCGGCCAGTTGCGGCCATGCCGTCGCCATCGCTGGGCCTCCTCGCTACTTGCCGGAGCCGGAGCTCGGGCTACCGCTCTTGGCCGGAGGCGGGGCCTCGTCGCTCTGCTCGGCCGGGGCCGGGATCGTCGTGCCCGCGTCGATCTTGGCGATCGAGTTCGGGTAGCGGCCGATGACCGGAGCTGCGTAGCC